GATGGCAGCGGAGTTGCGTGCTATGGGAGAGAGCGAGGAGTAGGCGTGAGGCGTGCGAGGATGGCCTGTAAGGCACGGTAAGGCCACAGGGTATGCATGGTATAGGGTAAGTGGCTAACGTGGCGTAGCGGGGCTGTGAGAGGTTATCCACAGGTTATCCACAGGTTATCCACAGGGCTATGCACAGGCAGAGGGGGTTATCCACAGGTATTTAACAGGTTATCCACATGGTTAGGGTAGTTATTAACAGGTTATCCACAGGTTATCCACATGGGGGGGGGTGGGGGAGGGGCGGAATTTTGGTTTGAGGGGTGTTAAAGTTACTACCCCTCCTGTAAGCGAGAGAAACAAAAAGGGGTTTAATGGCTAAACGTAAGACATATGCGAAGAAAGTAGAGTGGGTAACTGACCCCAAGACAGGGAAGAAGCGTCACAAGACTGTTGCCGAGAAGGGTGCGGAGATAAGTCGTCGTGAGAAGATAGCGTATTTGAAGGCTGGCATAGCGGAGTTGCGGGAGAGGCGTCGTGATTTAGTTGAGAGTGACCCATTTTGGAGTTTTGAGCCTTCTGATGGAGTGATAGACGGTGATAGGCGGGCGTTTTTGCAGGAGTTTTTGCATGAGGAGGACATACCTGGTCGTTTAGACAGTCAGATGGACGTATTGAAGAGCGACGCTTCGATATTGGGGATATTTGGTGGTAACAGGGCTGGTAAGTCGGCCATCATGGCTGTGAGGCGTTATATAATAGCTACTGGTGAGTTGCCATTGGGGTTAGCGGGTAAGGGGTTGACGGGCGGTATATTTGGGAATTTGCGGACGGACTTTAGGACTTGCAAGCGGTATAGGGTTGTAGCGATAGATGAGAAGCAGTTGGTTAATACGGTGTTGCCGACGTATAGGCGATGGTGTCCTCGTGAGTGGTTGCGTCGTGGGAAGTGGAGTGAGAGTTATGTTAGTAAGAGCAAGGACGGGAACAACACATTGTTTTTGTATAAGCCTGGCGGGGACAAGGAGAGGCCTGTTGTCAGCATAGAGTTTTTGACAAACAAGCAGGATGTGGAGTCATTTCAGGGTCCGTCGTTGGATGGGTTGGACTATGACGAGGAGCCGTTGGAGGCGATACACAAGGAGAATTTGCTTCGGTTTGGTACGAGTGACAAATTAGACATCGCATTTGGCATGACACCGACTCATGGCATATCTTGGGCGACGGAGTTATTTGACGAGACGATGGATTCAAGCGGTCGTAAGGTCGAGTTATTTAAGTTGGTATCTCTGACAAATAAATTAGTGAATTTGAGTATTATGCGAGAGATACTTGGTGAGATAACATCGTATGAGGAGTTGAAGATGAGACTTCTTGGCGAGGTAATATCACTGAGTGGTTTGGTGTATGGGAGTGTATTTGATATGAGGACTCATGTAATAGCACCATTTTGGGAGGGACTTGAGTCACATGAGAGAGAGGACTATCTGTGCATAGGCGGGTTTGACCCTCATTTGGTAACTCCTACTGCGGGTGTGTTTCTATTGGTTGACAGGGAGGGGAACAAGTATGTGGATACTTGCTATTTTGAGAATGCGGATACAGGTCAGGTAAAGAAGGATTTTAGCAGGATAGTGGGGGAGAAGGGATACAGGATGGGTTGGAGTGTCGCTGATAAGAGTTCAAATTCGAGTATAATGGCTTTTGGTGGACGGAATATTTATCAGGAGCTATCAAGGGGTACAGGGGCGATACCATCATTGCGGACAAGTATTAAATACGAAGGGTCTATCAGGGCTGGCATAGATGAGATGAAGATATTGCTGAAGCAGGCAGTTAATGGCGACGGGCCGGGCTTGTTTATAGTTGACAGGAAGGAAAATGCGGCGCTGATAAAATCATTCAGAACATTAGAGAGAGATACTTATGCGAATGAAGACGTGAAGGGTGCTAAAGATAAGATTAAAGAGGGTAAGCACCATCTTCATGCGGCATTAAGATATATATTCCAGTTCCCTGTGACATGGTATCCAGCGCAGGACATTATACCTGAACCTGAATTTTTTGACGAAGCGGCGGCATGGTAGGCATTGTGGTCACTTGACAATTATATTTAATTATGCTTAATAATAGGTAGTTATGGCAAAGAAAAAGCGCACCAAAAAATTCAAAGACGAATTTATCGCGGGTATAGCGAAACGTGCTTTTGAGCGTTCCGTTAATTGGCGTGGTCAGAAAATAGAGCCACGTTGGGTTACAGACAACGCCAACTATGACTCTAAATTCAGGAATCAGAAAAAAACTTCTGAAGTTCTCGGTAGCCGCAGTAAACTTTTCATCCCCAAAACATACACCCATACTCAGCGTATGCTGGTAGACCTTCTTGAAACGTTCTTCTTTGACCCTGACAAGATAGTCGATGTTGTGGCATGGAAGAACATTCCTCATGAGGTTAGGTCTATTGTTAGTGCGTTGATGAACTATCGTCTTAATGGGAATCCTATAAACTTCTATCAGGAGGCGTACGAGTGTTGCCTCGACGCATTGAAGAATAAAGTTGGCATAATGAAGGTCAACCGTGGTGGTATAGGCAAAAAATTCTTTCCAATCATGGAATGCGTGCCTTATGAGGATATATTCTTCTCTCCAGAAGCCACATGGAAAGATTATTATAACTTTCCCATTGTTCATCGCATGGTTAAGTCTTTGGATTATCTCAAGAGGCGTGGCTATAAGAATCTCGACCTTGTTGAGCAGGCGCATGATGAGACCGTGACTGACGAAGTTAAGATGCAGAGAGCCAACAATCAGGGTTCTCCGTTTAGTGGTGTTGGAGACACCAAGATAGAAGACCTGTCTCGTATACTTATTTATGAAATATGGACATATCTTGATATTGATGGTGATGGCCATCTTGAGAGTGTATCAGTACTGATGGCAGGCGATGCTTCAGGGCCGAGTATTGTGATACGAGACATTGCGAAGAACGACTTACCATTTAAGTTCGAAGGTGATGACTATTCAAGGCCGCCATTCCTCGTTGGTAGTGCTTTCCCTGAACCTCATCAGATGTATGGAAAATCGCTTCCTGAAATAGTAGAAGGTTTGCAAAAAGAGACTAATGCTTTACGTAATCAGAGGCGTGATGCAGTAGCGTTAGGTCTTCGCGCACCAGTTATGGTAGCAAGGTCTGCAAATATAAATCTTGCTTCTCTCGTGAATAGACGTATAGGTGGAGTTGTCTTGGGTGATGACGTATCGCCGAGTTCGGTCAGAGAGTTGCCAATCTCTGACGCTACTAATGGTTCAATCCAAGAGCAGGTTCGTACAGACCAAGACTTCTTTGAGGCTACGTCTATACCGCCTGACCTTCTCGGAGCGCAGACTAAGGGCGACGATACTGCAACGGCAGTCAGTTCTCGTGTCGCCAATGCAAGCAAAAAGATAAGTCTTGTAATAAAGAGTCTTGCCCAGACATTATTTGTTCCGTCCTTCAAATATCTACTTAGACTTGAACAAGAATATGAATCTGATGAGATGATAAAGATTGTTACCGGAAGGATACTCGGTTGGGGATTTGCAAGCGACGGTCTACCTGCTCAAGATTTTATTCAGGGTGAATTTGACTTAAGGGCGCAGGTTGCGATAAACAAAAAATCTGAGATGAACAAATGGCTTCTATTGTCTGACAGGGCAAATATAGCGAACCAGGCTCTCGCGCAATTAGTAAGTCTTGGAGTTGCCAAACCAACGGATGTTAAGTTTATTAACCCCATGCCATTATTTAAGAGAAAACTTGAATTACTTGGCGAGAAGAATATTGAGGAGTATCAAATACAGGCAACTCAGCCTTCACAGGCTGGTGGGGCAACTGGCATAGCTTCACAGCCACGGCAGATGGGTGGCGGTGATAGCAACGTGACATCATTAAACCCAACTGGCACCGGTGGATGATATGGTTGACGAGGAAGTAATGAAATTAAGAGAGACTGTCCAGAGAGGACAGGAATTATCTGATTTCAGAGAAAAGAGTTTGTGTATATTAGAAAAACACATATTGGAACCGTTAGAGAAACAGGCTTTTGCTACGTTCAAAAAAGTAGACCCGTCAGATACAGTGCAGGTTATGGAGACTCAGAAAATGTCTCAGATGATTGAGCAAATACGAAATCAGATAGATTTTTATATAGAAGAAGGTAAATTAGCAGTTCACACCTTAAACACTCTACCCACGGAGGATGAGTATGAAGACTAATGAAAAAGTGGAGTCTACACCTATCCAGGATGCGACACCACAGGAGCCTGTTGTTAAACCTAAATTCCCAAGTCCTTTTGCTAAAGCAGACGAGGTTACTCCACCTGTTGAGGAAAAAGTTGACGAGAAATCGGAAAAGGTAGAAGACAACAAAACACCAGAAACCGAGCCAAAAGAGTCTGTAAGTGAATACCTTTCTCTTGAAGATTTTGCTGACAAACTCGTTAAGGTGAAGGTAGATGGTCAGGAATCTGAGATTTCCCTTAAAGATGTGATTAAGGGGTATCAGACGGACAAGCACCTTTCTCAGAAAGGGCAGAAGTTAGCGGAAGAGTTCAAACGGCTACAGGATATGCAGATACAACCACCAGTTGCTACAAATTCCTCTCTTGTTCAGGACACACCTGAATTAGATGAGTTTGCAGACCCGCAGGTTGTGGAGCAGGCGAAACGGATAAAGGAACTTGAGGACAAGATAAATGGCCTCAATACTGTCGTTGAACCACTGAAATATGAAAGAGTCAAGGCCAATATAGATGCAGAGTTTAAGGCGCAAGGCTTTGATGATTTCATGGCTCATATTCCTGAAATAGAAAGTAGGGTTCTCAATCTTCCAATAGATAAGATGGGTATTTATAATACCGAATGGGGCTTTAAGTCTATCTATAAAGATATAAAATTGGAAGAGATGAAGGCGACTCTGGAAAAGTCTGCCGAACCCAAAATCTCCGATGAACGTCCGACTCCTAATCTTGTCCCAATAGAAGGTGCAGGTGGCTCTCCGTCTGGTGCAGATAACTTTGAATCTCAGTATAAAAGTGGACTTAAACGTGCAAAACAGACAGGCGACTTCACTGATTTAATCAAGTTGAAGTATGCCAAATAGGAGAATAAATCATGGCAGTCCCAACTAATACATATCAGACCTTCTCGTCAATCGGTAACAGGGAGGATTTGATAGACGTGATAACAAATATCGACCCGATAGACACATGGCTTACGTCAAATACGGCCAATGTCCAGGCTACAGGAACATATCACGAATGGCAGACAGACGCTCTTGATACTGCCGGCCCTAATGCACAGATACAGGGCGATGATGCCGCCGCCACCGCAATTGTGCCAACTGTCCGCACTGGTGGTCATACTCAGATACTCAGAAAGGTATTCTCTATTGCAGGCACGGAAGAGGTTATCAATAAGGCGGGCCGTGATTCTGAGATAGCCTATCAGACGCAGAAGAGTCTTAAAGCTCTTGCAAGAGACATCGAGTATGCTCTTATCGTAAATGCTACTGATGCGGCAGGTGCGGCAGGTGTGCCCGCTACGCTTCAGGGCCTTGACGGTGGCATCACGACAAACGTAACCGCCGCCGCCGCCGCCGCACTTACCCAGACAATGTTGGATGATAACCTTGCTCTGGTATGGGCTCAGGGCGGAAGACCTAAGAATGTACTATGTAGTGCATTCCAGAAGAGAAAGATAGATGCTTTCACGACCAATACTCGTGAAATAAATGCGGAAGACAGGTCTCTTGTATCCGCTGTCGACATCTACAAGTCATCCTTCGGAGTTCTCAACATACGTCTCCATCATCAGGTAAACACAAGTCTTAATGACACCGTGTTCATTCTCGGAGACATGGACTTGTGGAAGAAGGCTTGGCTGAGACCTCTCAAAAGACAGGAACTATCTAAGACTGGTGATTCCACCAAGTTCATGATGATAGCAGAACTTGCCTTTGAGAATAGACAGGAGAAAGGAAGCGGCAAAATCAGCGGTTTAGCGGTAGTCTAACCTCCACATAACCCTCAAACGGGGCGGGAACCTCACACCCGCCCCACCCTTTTTACGGAGGAGATATGTCTACTAAAGACACTACATTCACATCTAACCGTGCTATACCTAATGGCATTATAGATACCCAGTATTCTGATGATAAAGTTGCCTTCACGCATATTGAGAATGTGACACCATACATGGCAAGCGCCTATAAACAGAGGATGTCTGGCAAAGAAGGTTGGACTAAAAGCCGTGAGATGCAGAAGGTTGCATCACTTCCCCCTCTTGTTGCTGTCAAACTCGAAAGGCTTGGTATACTTGGTGACGAGACTGCGTTAAAGGTTTGGTTGAAGAGTGAAGAAGGTTCTAAATATAGAACCACTACTGGTGGTATATAATGGCCGCCCCTACAGCACCGACACTCGTCTCTATTACAACTGAAGCTGTTAAGAAAGCAGGGTTCTCTAACCCCAATTCAGTTCTGCTTACAAGAGCGCAGGATGAGTGGATGGCTGAGATTGACTCCGATATATGGACAAAGGCTAAAAAACTCAAGAGTCTACAAACAACTGGTATTCTAACAACGACAAATGGACTTAACAGATATGCGTTACCTTCTGACTACTCAAGCGACCTTGATATGGCACTTCTACATGGCAGTATATCTGGAACGGCACAAGGTGGAGCAGTCGGGTCTATAACTCTTGAAGCAACTTCCACACTTGATTCAGCCTTTCTGATAGGGCGTGAGATAGTAATTATATCTGGCACTGGTCTTAACAGTATGTCTCAGATAACGGCATACGATTCGGCCACTAAAATAGCCACTGTAACACCAGACTTCGCAACTGCTCCTGCCAACGGCGACACTTATATGCTCGTGTCATTATCTCAGGTATTGAAACAGACAGACCTTAGCGTTCTTGATAGAGAGTCTTTTAGTGCAGTCAAAGGTAGACCTATGACTTTCTCACCTATGGGTGATAGTAATACTGGTGAGTTCATATTGTATCCTACCCCATACAACATTACTGCTGTTTATGTCCTGAGACTTAGATATTACGCAAATCTTATGAATTTAGACCTTGCGGGAACACTCAAAGCAACTCTTTATTCAAGATGGCGTGGTGTATATACAGCGGGAGTTTACTATTTGGCGCTACTGGGGCGAGATGACTCACGAGCAGACCAAGCATTTAAAGTGTATCAGTTCAAACTCACAGAACTAATGTCAAGAGAGACTTATGGTATGGATTTAAATAACCTTCAAATGGTAGTGAGAGACTATTGAGAAGGAATATAAATATCTTCAAGCCAAACACACCTACAATTGGTCTTAACAACACCGACGATGAGATATCTATCCCGTCTAATGTGTTGGTAGATACCCTGAACATGGAAGCTGACAGGAACGGGGTCAAAACTCGCCCCGGATATGTGACTTATTCCACGTCTGGCCTTCCGTCAGCCTCAGTAGACGGTGCGTTCGTTTTTAAGGAAAGCACGGGCAATGTGACACTGCTGGTGCAGTCTAATGGACAGTTATACAAGGAAACAACGACAGGATTATTTTCATCAATAAACGCAGGGATGACCGCAGATTATCCTGCCGACTTCGCCTCATTGGTAGACCTTGCCATTATGGGTAATGGTAGAGATGAGATGATAAAGTATGACGGCACGGCGGTCTATAATCTCGGCATATCCGCCCCGACGACAGGGCCTACAGCGGCAGTCGGTGCGGCGGGTAGTCTTACTGGAGATTATATTTATAAGGTGACTTTTGTATCTGATAAAGGCGGTGAGAGCAACGCAGGTACGCCGTCAAATACTATCACCACTGCAAGTGATTCTGTAGTCCTGAGTAATATTCCCATAGGCCCTACTGGGGACATAGCAAAGCGCAATATCTATCGCACAGAAGCAGGTGGAACGGTATTCTTCTTTCTGGATGTTATCGGTGACAACACTACTACCACTTACAATGACAACACCACTGACGTTAATCTCTCAGTAGATGTCTTACCAGTTGGGAATGATACGCCTCCGCCTGCCGGCAAGTTTCCTACAGTCTATAAGCAGTATCTTTTTGTGGTTGACCCTGCCTTCCCGACAAGAGACTACTTCAGCAATCAGAATTTTCCTGAAGTGTTCAACCGCATTGAAGGCACGGGTAACTATATGATAGTCGGACTCAATGACGGTCAGGATATTATAGGCCACAAGCCACTAAGGGCGGGATTCTTTATCTTCAAGGAGTTCTCAACGTGGCCCATGATGGGCAACTTGCCCGATGACTTCAAGTTGTCCATTATGCCTATATCAAGCACCCGTGGGCTCTATCATAGAAGTATTGCTTATGTGGATATGGGGCAGGGGGATATGCTCATTGGTCTTGCGCATGATGGGTTTTTTATGTTTAACGGATTCACATATCAGAGTATATCTTTTCAACCACAGTCAGGAATTAACGTACAGGATTTTATTGACGGACTGGATAAGAATAAACTCCATAAGGCGTGGGGGATAAACGACACAGACAGAAGGCAATATCGTTGTGCAGTCACAGAGGCAGGTTCCTCTTACAATAATAAAGAGTTCGTGTGGGACTACCGTCACAATAGAGTTTTCATCTTTGACAGGCCCATAAATGTGGCAGTCAGGCATAATAATAATATCCTATTCGGCACTTCTCTATCAACAGGCGGTATGTTTCAGATAGGTGGAACCAACGACGGTGGCACTGCCATACAAACTGTGATAGAATGGCCGTGGTGGGTTGTGAGCGACGAACTGGTGGCCAACTTTGACCGCCTCAACATCGACACAACATTGCAGGGTAATTACAGTCCCACTGTGCAGGTTTTTGTAGATGGCGACGTCTCAGCGTTTCCGTTGTCTCTATCTGGCACTAATAACTGGGGCAGTATTGCATGGGCTACGAAAAAGGGCAAATACAGGACTAAGGTTCCGCTACAGGTTGTTGGTAGCGACTACGTTAATCTAAGAGGGTCATACTTCAAAGTGAGAATAACACACAACGGGCTTAACGAGCCGTATTCTATTCACAGTATGGCACTCTACTATGCAAAGACTAATGAACCTGCTGGGTTTGAGATTGATTCGAGTGTTAATCAGGGCATGGCCAATGACGGCATGGGAGTTCTATAATGGCGAGATTTATTAAACAAGACACTGTTAGATTCTCTGGTTCTGGCGCAATAGTACCTAATGCTACTGTTACAGTTTATTTGGCGGGTTTGGCTACAAAGGCATTGATTTACTCTGCCTCAAGTGGCGGTTCTGCCATAACGGGAAGTGTTGTATCGACAGACAGTCTTGGTGGATATAAATTCTATGTTGATGGTGGTGACTATGCAAGCAGTCAGAAGTTCAAGATAAC